CAGTTGAAAGTTCCAGTGTGGTCATTAACAGTACCAATGGCATAGAATTGCCCATGAGTTTGATTTCTACTAAAGAAAGCAAAGCCGGGTCATTGACGCAGGTTGTGCCCGAATATCAAAAACTTAAAAATCGCTATCAGCTGATGTGGGATCAAACTGACTGTATTGATTACTTGAAAACCGCTGCCGTCTTGGCGGCCTATGTAGATCAAGGTATATCGGTTAATACATTTTACAACCCCGCTAATTATCCAGAACGAAAAGTACCTGTTACTGTAGTAGCTGCAAATCTTATGCAAGCACATCGTTGGGGTATAAAGGGAATCTATTATAGTTTAATTAACAAACAGGGATCTCGAGTCAACAGCCAACAACCAGCAGCAGTGGATTACTCATCTAACAGCTATACTATAACAATAGACATTGTCGAAGACGAAGAAGATTGTTTATCGTGTAAACTGTAATGAACCTGTTTGATAACCTAAGAAAAGACTTAATGGAAAAATATAATGTCAAAACAACAATATAATTTACAAACTAAAACAGATTATCTTTCGAGAAAAATGTTTCTCGATCCTCAAGGTCCAGTGACCATTCAGAGATTTGAGGAAGTCAAATATCGAAAAATATCTGATTTCGAAAATACTGCCAGAGGTTTCTTTTGGCAACCCGAAGAAATATCATTGACCAAAGATGCAGCAGATTTTAAAAATGCCAGTGATACTGTTCGTCATATCTTTACCAGCAACCTATTACGGCAAACGGCATTAGACAGTCTCCAAGGTCGCGGCCCCAGTCAGATCTTTACACCAGTTATCAGTTTGCCCGAGCTAGAAGCACTGGTCTATAATTGGACATTTTTTGAAACCAACATACACAGTCGTAGCTATAGTCATATAATTCGCAATATCTATAATGTGCCTAAGGAAGTATTCAATACTATTCATGACACTAGAGAAATTGTAGACATGGCAAGTAGTGTGGGGAAATATTACGATGATCTACACAGGTTAAATTCCCTAAAAGAAATTTCCGATCCTACAAAAGAAACAGTATTAGAATCAGAGCATATTAAAGCAATTTGGCTAGCACTTAATGCCAGTTATGCACTAGAAGCATTCCGTTTCATGGTCAGTTTTGCAACCAGTTTAGCCATGGTTGAAAACAAAATCTTTATAGGCAATGGCAATATTATCAGCTTAATTTTACAAGACGAGTTATTACACAAAGAATGGACCGCTTGGATAATCAATCAAGTTGTCAAAGAAGATCCAAGATTTCAAGCAGCAAAAATTCAATGCGAAAATGAAGTCTATGGCATGTATATGGATGTAATAAACGAAGAAAAAGCTTGGGCAGACTATTTGTTCCAAAAAGGACCTGTAATCGGCCTTAATTCGTCGGTGCTAAAGGATTTTATTGACTACACCGCAGCGGATTCGTTGAAACAGATCGGTATTAAATATCATTTACCGGCACCAAAAACCACGCCTATCCCTTGGTTCAATAAACATGTTTCAACAGATAAAAAACAAAGTGCACTGCAAGAAACAGAAAGCACTAATTATGTATTAGGCGTTTTGAGTGATCAATTAGATTATAATCGATTACCAGCTTTATAAAACAACAAGGAGAAAACATGACAGACACAATTATGTGGAGTAAGTACAATTGTAGCTATTGTGATCAAGCAAAGAAATTGCTGCAAGCACATGATATTAAATTTGAAGAAAGAAAAATCGGAGATGGTTGGACCAAAGAAGAACTTTTAGAAGCCATACCCACAGCACGGACAGTACCGCAGATTATTGTTAATGGTCAATACATCGGTGGATATACTGAACTCAGAACATTCCTTACTGAAAAAGCGGAGTAAACATGTTATTAAGAAAATCTCTCGAAGGATCTGTTGTCACACTAAAATTGACATCAGGTGAAGAACTAGTAGCAAGACTACAAGAAAAAACTGCCACCGGTTATCGTGTTGTTAAACCCATGGTTTTAACAATGGGTCCTAAGGGCATCGGTCTTATGCCTTACTTGATTACTGCTAATATGGAAGAAGATTTGGAAATTTCCAGTCATGTGGTTGCCGTAGCAGTGGCCACTGACAAAGAACCCTCTGATCAATATATTCAAAGCACCACTGGTATTAAAATGGTTTAATTTAGTACTCCATAAATATCTTTATGGAGTCTTGTTTTACTGTTTGGGTTAACGGAGAGCTAGTTACAGTCAATGACTATAAGCTGATTCCCAGTAATTTTGATTTTGTAGTTGAGTTTAGACCAGCTATACCGCCTCCGCCACACACTGAACAACAACATGATGAGATTCATCAGTGGCAGAAGAAATTTCAACTCTTATTAGAAAGGGAAAAACAATGCCAGCAGTAGCCAGAGTTTCGGACAAAGGAGTACCACATTGCAGTGGTTTTTCAATATTAACTGGAAGTTCAGATGTCTTTGTTAATGGTCGCCCAGTGGCATTTTCAGGTAGTAAATCAAGTCCCCATTTAACCCCCAGTAGACGATGTTATACGCATACCAGCACAGTGGTAGCTAATCCACGAAATGTCTTTGTCAATGGTAGGCCTATTGCCTGTGTGGGAGATAAATTGACAATGTGTACTGCTATAGCTACCGGCAGTTCAGATGTTTTTGTTTTATAATCTATGACGCAACTGACCAGTTTACAGTTAATCGCCGGAGCTTATTTGGCTAATAACAGCGGTATACAATTGAATTCTGCACTGAGTAATAATCTCAGCAGTTATGACAGTACCACTGTAATAGACTCATTGAAACAGGTCTATTCCAATATTGGTGTATTAGATGCTGCCACAATCTCCAGTCTTACTGTTTTGGGTGCCAATATCTGTCCGGCCTTATCTGATACCACCCCTAATGCTTATGCTGCAAATATTGGTTTGTTTTTTGGTAATGCGGCACTAGGCAACAGTACACAGGGCTTTTCTGGTCTAGTAGCCAATGTTGGAAATACTTTTTTAGGCAATGGCGACGACAGTATTTTTACACAGATTTTTTCCAGTGCACAGGGCTACATAATTTCCACTAATAACTACATTCTCAGCACCAAGAACAGCAATAGTTGGTTATCTCAATCATTTACTAATATGAATAACTTGATTACAGGTAGCCTTAGCGAAGTCAATTTGGCTTTCTCTGCTTTTGGTAGTGACTTGGCTCGTTGCGGTCAATTAATTAATTTAGCTAATATAGATAATTTTGGTAGTCCGTTGGCTCTATGTCAACAGTTGGATAATATTGCTGCAGTGACACCTACTATTAATTTTGGATTGTCTGCAGCAGGGTATGATATAGATGTTGTAACAAATCCTCCTACCACATTGCAGGCCTACCTACAGTTAGAAAAGACACTCTATGAAATATTCACACAGATCAAAGGAACAGATTTAGCGCAGGTCTTGGACATACTAGATGTCACTACAGCCAATATTACAACCATGGCTGATTTACTGAATATCATTAAAATCTTCCCTAACAGTTACAGTAGTCTTACAGTCAAAACAGTAGAAGGGCTGAGAGGCTTATATATCCCCGGAACTCAGACCATTAACAGTTTATTAAAAACAGAATTGCCCAGTTATGTGTTAGAACGATTCGCTGAATTAAGTGTAGCTATACCAGCCGACCAGGCCTTGGCCTGTCAATCTTTTAGAGCAAGTTTACTGCAAATTAAAAACATTAAAAACATCTCCTTGCCACAGCTAGCAGCGGCCTTTTCTAGTTGTGAAACCACACGGGATTTGCCATTAATTAACGATTTGACCGAACCTGTTCCGCAATCTGTCATTGATTATTATAGCAATACATTCGAAACTGGCTCAGGTGTGGACGGAACCCTAGTCATAGGCGATGTCATTGGTGTATCGGCGGGATTTAATTTTACTGATAGTTTTGCAAATACCACTAGCATTATCGACACCATGACCAATGCAGGTTCGTTGGCTAATCTCATAACGGTCTACAATAGAATGGCCAACACAGTCAGTGGTGTCTACGGTGATCCCACTGTCGGTCCGGTTGTTATTCCATCAGGCATTGCAGCAGGAACATATACCAATGGCAATGATGCATTTAATACCGGTTTATTACCCAATGCACAATCTATTATCACTACAGTTGTCTCAACGAATCCATCGCAGACCAGCCAATTAAATAGTCTATGGGTCAACATGGCTGCTAACTTAGTTAATCAAATTGACAATGTAATTAGTGCAAATATTGACATAGGTAATCTGATTGCAAATCAGCGCAGTTCAGTTTTAAGTTTTGTTTCCGATTTGCCGAGCTTTGGTGTTGATACACAGAAATTCGGCACAAGAGAGTATATTGAATCAATTGCTGACTTGAGTTCTTTAGGAGGACAAGCTATAATAGGCTGTATGCGCGAAGGCAAGAATAACCTTTTGTTAAGCGAATTGGGAATTGGTATAGACTTAACTGTACCTAGTGTGCCTACACAAGCACCAATACAAGCCAATCTCTTGCCCAGCAACTACACTGAATCACAGGCTGCAAATCTAGTAATCACCTAGGAGATTGCAATGACTTATATCTTGGTCACAGAAGATGGTAAATTCATGAAGTTTTACCTAAAAGAAGTTGCATTGATATACAAAATGATCTACGGTGGGGAGATCGTTAGAAGTTCGGACTTAGATAAATCCAAACTAGATCTCATGTTCAGTGACTAAAATTTTCGCAAAATAACAACAAAATGGGTTGACAGTAAAAGGTTGTTTCTCTACAATATTGGTACAGTAAACAAAACGGAGCTAGAAATGCAAGTTGCTGTTTATCAGTCTCAGTCCTACTTTGTTATTTCCACTATGGGCGAAAGCATCGAATTGGCCCCCACCCCTCATGGTGCGGGATCGTTTATTGTTCATCGAGATTTCATCAAGATAATTGGCGAGTGGGTGGCACCCTGTACAAAATAAACGGTTGACAAATAATTCGAATTGCGCTATAATAGCATCATACAGTAACAAAACGGAGTCAAAGATGAGCTTTAACTTCCCCTGCGCTGAAGAGCAACAGCAGTTCATGCAATACAAAGGCTTCATCAAGAACAACAATGGGCTCTTTAAGAGCGTCAAGCAGGCCAACTTCTTGTTCGGTCAGATAACCCGCGCGTTCGACCGTGTTTGGACCCGTGGCGAATTCCTGAACAACTTCGGAGTTGAGGTTGCCCCAGACCAGGTAGCGTTCACTGTGACTGCTTACACTCAGTG